CTTTGGAGTTTGGCGAAAGAGTGGGCGGATCCAGCTTTTTGCGAGCTGTTTTGCGATTTGGGGAAACAGTACACGCAACTTGGTCCAGAAGAGGAGTTGTCTCCGCAAGATAGCACGCCTTGTGTGTTTTTTCGGGATCGTCCGTTTCCCCTCTCTGGATATGTGTTGGATGACACAGGCACTCCCGCGGAGGCACTGGGTTTGGAAAAGGAATCCGCGTGGTTTACGTTGCCCTTGCACATCATCAACCGGCAAGAGATTCAGCAAGAGGATGTGGGCCGTGAGGGAATCGAACGCATGAACGCATTTTTCGTGAGTCCACAACTCCAACAAGAGATGTTGCAGGCTGGCGGCCTGGATATGATGCAGCCGCATTGGAATACCGAGGACATCAAACGCCATGGATTTCGACGGTATGACATCAGCACCCGCTACAAAACAAAAAACATGAATCTTCTAACGCTTTCGACAGTCCAGAGGCTCATGCTCCGTGACTGGTACGCCATGAATCCCTACCTGTTGTCAGGCTCATTCAGTCTAGGGCACGGCCGTCCGGAGATTCGCGTTGGCACACGGATCCGAATTCCGGCTGATAACGGAGATGCGACCGCAGACGAAACGTACTACGTTGAGGGTGTGGGTAACAACTGGCAATTTGGGGTTGGGATTCGTACTGCACTCCAAGTCACACGCGGATTCATTGGCACGGACGATATGCTATTGCAGGCTATTCGTGACGCCACCAGAGGATTCAGCACGCCAAGTCTGGATCGTAAAGTACCGGAAGAGTTTGCGGCGGCATGAGGTAGATGATGGCGACCAATCAATCTGGAATCCAATGGCGTACCCAGGACAAGCGGGACGCTCGTGGATCATCTCAGGGGCTCATGCTTCGCGGGGTGGTGGTGGCCACCTACGTCATTGACGATCCGCACTATCCAGTGCCCGAGGTTGCAGATCCCGCGGCGGCCAATCCGGTGTGCGTGTATTGCGATGTATTGTGTTACACAGCTATGCCAGGCATGCGCTGGGTACCAATCCTCAAGGCGATGGTGCTACAAGACAAGGGATCCATCCACAATGGCCGCGTCTGGAAACCCAAAGCCGCCACCATGGATATCACAGGCAACAAATTCAACGTGGATGGCGCAACCAACCCAGCGCATTACGATGGGGATCATGTGCTGGTAGGATTCATTGACGGCAACAGGAATCAGCCGGTCATTTTGGGGGGCATTCCCCATCCCAGCCACAATGTTGGCAACCTGGACCGCTCCAAAGGCCATCGCAACCGGCTTAAAGTGGCGGATGGTGATCCGGATTTCTGGAAACACCACGGCACGTTTTTCGGGGTAGACACCAACGGTGATTGGCTGGTGGACACCACGTTTGCGAATGACGGGACGTGGGATACTGAGGGGAATGAGCCTGACCCTCCCACCGATGGCAAAGGCGCGCAAAAGGCCCTGTTGCCCCTGGCCGCTGAGCATCGGATAGAGTTTTTCGATATGGCCGACCCGGACTCGCCGGCCTCCAAGGCATTCCAGAGTCTCAAGAAAGCCAGCTATGAGTTGAGCTTGGATGAGGCCAAGGCGGTTTTGAAAGTGGCCGCGGCGGCGCTGGAGCTGTTGTTGGATGGGGCCACGATCAAGGCGGAGGGGAAGGATGCCACGGCCAAGCTCACGTTGGGAGATGGCGCCAAATCGGCGCTCATCGCTGAGGCCTGGAGTACCTTTTGGGATAACTCTTTCAAGACGTGGGTGACCACGCATACGCATCCTACTGGGGTTGGTCCTTCCGGGGCGCCAGCAGAGGCACCGGCTTTTCCGGCCTACTCGGGATCATCAGCGACTTCAAGCCACGTGAAATTTCCAGATATGTAGTATGGTGCGCTCATGGCGATGACTCCAGCCACGCTCTCCACGGAGCTTCAAAAGATTGCCAACACTGAGGATGAGGCCGTGGTGCGATCTGGCTGGGCATCGGCATACACCAAGTACATGAAAACAAGCGCTGTGCTGGGGGTATCTCCGCTCAGTGAGGCCGTATTGGCAGGGGCCAAGTCTACAATGGATTCCGCGCTGATTGGTATCTCTACGCCAAAAACGGCGCTGGTCGCGGCCCAGCTCATCGTGGCGGCGGTCAAAACCTTTTGGACTACCGCATTAGCGGCCGGCGTAACCGTGTGGGTTACGATTCCACCGCTCGTACCCACACCAGTCACGTTACCTACCAACCTGTTGTTGCCCCCCGTAGAGCTGGTAGTAGCACAAGCCCTGGAAGCGGTATTCACAGCCAACACGTCAGGCGGACTTTCCAAGGAGGCTTGCTATGCCGCTATTGCCGCGGTGCTGCATCCGGCTGGAGCTGGAGCGACTGTGACGCAAGCAACCTTACCCAACCCAACTCCCGGGAACGTGGTGACCTGAGGTAATCATGGCAATCAGCGCACTCAATTTCACGTCAGAACGCTTGCGCCAGATGTTTACGGCTGACGACAAGTTTTTCAAAAAGATGCTCATGTTTTTCGAGCTGAAAGTGCCGGCCGAGGTAGGGCTATTTGGCACCTCGTATCTTTTTCCGCTCATCGTGCCCCCCCAGAGCTACACGCTGGAAGAGCCATTCACCTTGGAATCCACGCCCACGCAAGGCGGTGGTTTGTATATCGAGGAAAATGGAATCGTGCAGCGGATGATCCGTATTTCCGGCACCACGGGTTTCAAACCGCGGAGACTTCCCCTCACGGCCAATGGCCCACAAGCGCTATTCGCCGTTTCTCCTGAAAAGCGATCTCATGGACGTATGCTCAGTTCTTTTGTCCTGTTGGCGATCTCCGGACAAAAGCACCTACAGTATCTCCAAGATGCTGTTTTCAGAACCTACGCGGACCTCAAACGAGATCCCAACACGGCCGAGGACACTAAGCTCATTTTCCACATTCCCAAGGATGATGAGCATTGGCTAGTTGCCCCGCAAAAGTTCACGATAGAGCGCTCATCTGCCAAGGCCACGCTCTACAACTACAGCATTGATCTGTTGGTGATCGATTCGGCTGAGGCAGTGGACCAAAATTTCAGCGAGGATTCATGGCTAGATGCTGTGAAAAACGTGATCCATGACATCAAAAAGGCCATCGACCTGGCACAAGGCGCCATCAATGATCTGACCAAGATTGTCGGGGAGATCAAAGGGTATGTGAAAAATATCGCGGCCATCATTGACGGGGTATCGGGGGTGATCGATGCGGCCAATAATTTTGTGAGCGGCGCCACGGAGCTGCTTGAGTCCCCATTGACGGTGATCAACTCCATGGCCGGCGTCATTGAGTCCTCATTATCCGCGTATGACACGTTGGAGCAATCACGAGACGCCATCCAAAAGCTCCCTGAAACCGTCAAGCAGAAGTTTCGAGATATGGAGGATGCGATGGACCGGATCAGCTCGCATCCGGAAGTCACCTCCCCCAGCACAGATACCCAAAACAAAAAAGCGAACAAGAAAACTGATCCGTCTGGGCAGATTCCATTATCAGAGCGCGCTTCTGCGACTACACCAACCACGTTGGCGGAAGTTCGTAAGTTGGGCACTAAGGCCACGGCTGGTGATGTGCAGAGCGCGGATGGCAAATCCAACGTACCCAAGCGGCAATCTCCCACGTATCGTAGTGGTAAACGGCTTTCGATTTCCAAGGGGGACACTCTTGCCAATTTGGCGGCCACCTATTTGGGTGACGCTCGCAAATGGCAGGACTTGGCAGTGGTCAATGGACTCAAACCCCCCTTTGTGAATGAACAGGCCTCTTTGGATCTCACCAAGGCGGATGAGTCTGTACTCCCAGGAGCACTCGGCGTTAGCGATAAGATTATCATCCCTAGCACCTCCAAGGGGCCTATGCAGCTACCGTTGCTGCCTGTGCTGGGAGTGAAGCCCTGGGAAACATTGGATGTGCAACTCTTGGGGCGGGATATCGCCTTGCGTTTGTTATCTGCGGAATCTCGCTTAGGGAAACCGCTCTACGATATTCCCATTGACGTAGAAGGCGGTGGAATTGACGTGAAATTGGTAGGAGGCTTGGACAATCTGAGCCAAGGATTGACCAATCGACTCCACACTGAAAAGGGCACCGATACGCTCTACAAGCGGATGGGCTTGGAGCGCGTGGTGGGCCTCAACATCGCACCGCTGGACTTGGAGACGCTACGTTTTCGCATCTCCCAGGCGATACGGCAAGATGGGCGGATCGCCAGCGTCCGCAAAATAGTATTTCCAGGGCTGGACACGGATGAGGAGCTGGATTCAAGTATCCCCCTAGATGCTGTGGTGAGTGATATCACGGCAGAGGTACGGGGATTCACGGATAGC